GTCCACAAGGACCGCCGTCCTTCTAACCCAAACTTCGGCGGCGAGATGTACAAAGCCGCTTGCGACTGGGTACCACGCAGGCTGAAAGAAGAGCACGGCATCGTCATCCAGAACTCGCCTTCCAATGGCGGCTACAAAGCTACTGCTCTGGAAATCTTGGCAGTCTTTGGAGTGGAGGTCAACTGAGCAGAGACGCAGCCCCGATCTGGCATCCTTCGGGATGGCGGTTCGATTCCGCACCGGGGCACGACAGCAAAACAACAAGGAGCAACTGTCATGAACATCACGACACCAACCGGCGGCGGCGAGACCATCAACAGCAAAGAAGATCTCATCGCCTACATCAACCAAGCTGGCATCTACATCGAAGGCCAAGAATTTGACTATGAGCGATACCAATACCACAAGTCAGAAAAAAACTGGATCACCTTCGACCCCAAACGACGGATGTGGCTCAACGGTTCCAACTACATCTGCGAGATGCGACCCTTCCAAGACAAACATCACCGCGAGAACGGCACCGGCGTTGTCGCTCACTGGTCCGACAACTATGCGCCAACAAAGGAGGTCAAGCAGACTCGTTGATCTGTTTGCAGCGTGGGCATTGAATACGCCACGGAGCAGTCACCATCAACGCAAGTTTCTTCACGCAGTTACCGCAACGAACCTCGGTGCGAGTTTCGCGTTGATGCTCAGGCGTGCGCCTGACCTCACCATACGCGTCTGCTACGTCAGAACTCTTAGGGTCTGGTAGTTGCATGAGAACACCGCCCGTTCTTCCATGTCCCGTTCAAGATAGAACGGTGACTGCATTCCATTGGCACGCAAATACCGCACACCAGACAACGACTCATTGTCGATCTTCTGAATCTGCTTGAAAATATCTTCAGCCAAAGCCGACGCATCCGAATACGACACTGCACGCACCAACACCTGCGCCCGTGGCCGAGTGTAAGCAGGCAACGTCGAACCACCCATCGCGTCAACAGCGCTCTGGCCTGCCGTCTCAATCACAGCCACACAAATGTCAGGCGTGTCAGGCAACCGACCCAGAAACAAGTTCGTGCCAAGCACCAATGTTTGAGCCGTGACCGTGCTTACAAGATACGTTCCAATCTCAGGAAGAAACGCCACGCGAAGCCTCCTTCAATATCGTCATACCCGAAGCGATCAAACGATTACGGAAACCGTTCGGCCAATCTTGTGTTTCACGATCAAACGGATACTCCAAATACTTCGGACCACCAAATGTTGTGTCGCCCGGTTCCGTTGGTCCTGAACCCTGAGCGCCACCGACTTTGCGTCGTCCCGGTGGTTTCGGTGGATGATACAGATTCACGTTCTCATGTTGCACCAACGCATACGGAGCACTTGGACCACCATATGAAATCGTTGCTTCCAAACGCCGACCAGACAACTTCGGAAAGTCAATGTCTTGACTCGCTCGCAAAATGCCTTCGTCAACTGGGATCATCGTGTCAGCCTCACCAGCGATATCAACAACTGCGGTCGTGAACGCCATCAACATCGCGCGTTCAGCGTCAACAGCGTACGAATTCAGTTTCGCTTCGATGTCTTTGATGCCGGTGATGTCGTGCTCAATCGTCACGTCAACCTCGCTTCGATTTTGCGCCCACGTAAACAACCTGAGCAACTTGACCAAGTGGATCACGTTTCGTGTTCACACGAACAATGGGACGCGTATCAGAGATCGGAGCAGGCAACGTAATCTGCCCAGTCACATCAACAGCGATTGTCGCATTCGGTATGTACGCAATGAAATCAACGTCAATCAGATTCTCGTCTGCGTTCCGTCGCGCTTCCTCCACACGAATGATGTAAGCATCGTAGGTTGTCGCTGATCCTGAGTATGTGCGTTCGCCGTAGCTGTTCACGGTGGACGCCGTACGAATCTGCACGGTGTCCGGTGTCATGTTGACTTTCAAATCAGTCATGAACTGCTGAGACTGCAACGCCATCAGTTAGCCCCTGCCCCATAGTCAGCGACGACATCGTTCGCTCCGCCACGGCTGTTTGTCCATTGACCGCGAGAGAAGTACGGCTGAACAATGTCGCTGTTGTCCTCATCGATTTCTTTATCAGACACGCTGATGCCACCAGCGTAAGGAGTTGGCGTATTGCCTTCCCTAAGCGCTTGTTGCTTCAATAAGGCGGCTTGTTCCCGAGCGTTGGTCGCTTTCTGGAACATATCGACCTTCAGATCGCCCACGCTTTGATCTGCCAGCCTGCTGAACTTGGAGGCTATGGCAACCATCACCCGATACGAAACCTCGTACAAGGCTGTTGTAGCCGTGTCAGAACCAGTGACCTGATTATTAGTCCAAGCGATTTCCTCATCATTGATGAGTTGATCGTTCGTGTCTGTGTCTCCAGTCAGGAACCGAATCGCGTCGCGCGCATTACTCGCCGGATCACCAGAGTAAGTCCACGTCATGAGATTGTGGTGACTGAACCGGTGAGCGTGCCAGATCCCCCTACATCAATGTAGAGGCCCGTGGTGAATGCGATACCTGTTGGCAGGCTGAGATTCTCGATACCGCCTGACGCAAGAGAAAGCGCCGCCAACTTGACGCCGGTGTTATCAGTTCCATCATAGATATCTACGGTTTTGGTGTTGCTCGCTGATGCGAAGCAACCGCCGTAAAAGACTCCATCACCAGTTACGACTTGTTGATCAGATCCAGTGAGAGCGGTGGCGCTAGGAGCGAGTGCGGTGATTTGACTTGCCATTTCCAGTCCTTATAAAGAGATAGAGGGCCGGTCGGACATGCCGACCGACCCTCTGGTGTGATGATGCGTAAGTGGGATTACGCTGCTACACAGTTGCTTAGGAAGTACCCAAGCGCTGAAGAAACAATCTTGGTATCCCAAGCTGCTTCAATTTCTATACGGTCAGCCTTCTCGGCTTCCATGCGGAAGCGGCTGATCGCTGATGATGTGCCAAGTCCGGCGCTAATGCCGTTCCAGACCATCGTGTAACCAGCGGATGGTTGCATGAGGCCGGGATTGTCTGGCGTGTAGCAGACAAGGCAATCTCTGTCACCAATTTGGCTGTAGGAAGCGGTTGCTCCTTCAGCAGCGGTGTTGTAGACGCCAGCCATCACAAGAACACGGTCCACGTTGAACAAGCGTGCAAGAAGATCCTCGCTCACTGAGTCAACTGATGTGTACTTGATCCGGTCAACGATGTCTGCGTTGTCCATGAGGGCGCTGAACACCTTGTAGCTCATGATGACCGTGTTTGGCACGTAGCCAGTATCAGTCAGCACAGCGTTCTTCGCAGTTTCAACGTCCGCTATAGGAGTTGAGTTTGCAGCGCTCCAAAGGGTGCCGGGTGTTACATCGTTGCCCCAGATGCCGGTTGTGAAAGCGGCTGATGCCCATTCGACTTCTTGACGGATCAGCATTTGCTGGGTCAGGAAACGGGTGGCGTCCATGTCTGGGTCAAGTGGTGCGTCCGAGTTGGCGCGTACCTGATCACCGATGTCTTTGTGAAGTGCGTAAACCTCAGCAGAGTAAGTCGCTGTGGAAAGGCTGTAGCCAGTACCGGCGGATTGAGTTCCGTCTGCACGTAGCTGAACCTGATCACGGAAGAAGTCAGCTTGCGAGTACGTGAAGTACTTGTCGCTTTGCTTCTGCACGGTTACCTGAGGGAACGCACGAGAGGCTACGAATGCGTATGCCTCCTGCATGTAGGCGACTGACATGTTTGTCAGGATCGCGTCTACATGTACGTCACTTACTGTTGGTTGTGGCATTTAAGTAAATCCTCCTATGCCGCTCGGCCTGCGCCAGCGCAGTTAATAAGTGCGGTGAAGGTTTCACCTGCGGAAGCTGCTCCAATGGCCGTCCCAATGAGACGAACCGTGGTGTCACTTCCGGCAGCGATTTGATCCGCTTGACCATCAGCAGAGGTACCTATGTTGGCGCCAGCGGCAACCGTGCCGTCAGCAACAATCTTGGTCACGCCGATGAAGCAGATTTCTGCAACTTCGCCAGATTCTGGTTTGTTGAGCAAGACGCCGATTGGTATGTCAGTGATTGCAGCGCAAACATTTACTGTCGTAGCGGAAGCAAGTTTCACAATGTGATACTGCTTGCCTGACAGGTCTGCCGCAGCTTTCAGCGTACCGATCTTCATCTGGCCTTCTGTGTAAGCAGCCATTTATCAGCCTCGCTTTTCGTTGAGGTAGTCGTTGTACAGGGATGGGTTCCGCTCGGCAACGAGTGAAATACCCTTGGCTACGGAAGAAGCCTCGCCAGAATCGACGAGCGCTTGCGCTGCCTTTTCGATTCGTCCGAAGGCATCCATCGCGCCATCTTCGTCACCCTCGGCTCCAAGCTCGGTGAATACACCGGCTTCGGAAAGAGCGACGCTTGATGCGCTGAGGATTGCTTCGACTTCTTTAGCAACCTCTTGATCGGCGGCACGAAGGCGTACCAAGACCTTGGCGAAATCAACTGGATTTAGGCCGGGAAGAATTGCCCACTGGTGAGCAGCGGTAGCTGCCTTTTCCAGTTCCCGTTCCTCAATGAGTTCACGGTGGGCTGCCTTAGCCAAATCAAGTTCTTTCCGCAGGTCTGTGAGTTCCTTCTGCACCTCTGTCTCGTCGGGGCCGTCAACCGATGCAACAACTGGAGTGGCTTCTACTTCTTCAGCAGGCGCTACCTCAGTGGCTTCTTCAGTTACTTCCTCGACTTCTGGAGTGGCATTGAGTTCCACAGTGTTCTCCTGTGAGTCGGGATTATCAATTATCTGATCAAGAGACGTGTCAAGATCTTCCTCTGATTTCATAACCATCCAGCCTTCATGCAGATGCGCGGGGTGGTCCACGCCTGATGTTTCTTTGATGGTCAGTTCAGTCAGCTTGGTTGATTTCGCCATTGCGCCTCCAAATGCAGACAAACCGGATGGTAGCCGCAGTGATACCCCCACCCCATGTATCTATGCCACAAAAATTTTTTGGAGAAATATGCTGAATTGACTTGCAAGGGCTACCCCTACGTGTATAATTGCATGTAACAGCAACCACAAGATTCGAGGAGAATCAAAATGAACATCACAATCACAGCAATCGTAAAAGCCATAACACTGATAAACGTAGAACGCCGGCTTGAACTTCTGAGAAGCGTAAGTCAGGAGGGCTAACGACCAAACAACAGCCCTGCTGACGGCTAAGGACCGGCACCCGAAAGCGAGACTCGGGCAGGGCACGACAGTAATCAAAACCAAATACAAGGAACAAACAAAATGAAATTTGACAACTATGTAAACAAGCCAATACCCGTCGGAAAGAAAGACGGCATCTACAAAATCATCAAGTTGGGATCACGCGAAACCGGCTACTACGAGATGACCCTGAAAGACGCTGTAGACCAGTTCAACGTAGGGCGTGGCATTGACGCTGGCAACGGCTGGTGCGGCTGGAACGATCAAGATCCCGACAACCCAAAGAAGAAATGTGATTGCACGACAACGCTCCGAACGGTTGAAGAAATCGAATTCGATGAAACCGATACCTTCGGCAATCGCATGACTTGGACAGAGAAAGTTGTCCACGTCGGAGAAACAATTCCGTTGTCTGATCCACGATCAAGCTACCCCGACGGCTACTGCTGGGCACCGTACGGATACGGCGAGACGACTCGACACGATATTGAATTTGAAATTGACTACGACGCTTGGGAGGTCAACTGCGCTTCGTTGGATTGAGTGATGGGGCGAGTGTGGTCCCTGACCTGTGAGAGCTTGGTCGGGGGCCACGATTCTCGTTCAAAACTTTTTTGAGAAATGTACTGAATTGAGTTGCAAGGGGTACCCCTTCATGTATAATTATGTACATGACAGCAGCCATCAAAGCACTCAACAACCAAGCGGCACAGAGAACCTTCGCAGAAGTCGTCCTCTACGTCGTGCGAACAATAGGAGAACTGATATGAAGATCACGAAATCTGGTCCGGGCAACTACATCCTCACCAGCGGCGAAGAAACCGAAAAGACATTCGGTGACGAGACATACATTGAATCCGCTTACGAGTTGCGAATCACCAAGATGGACACTTACAACTGCTTCTATACCCGGCGCATCGGAACTTGGGCAGTCGAAATCGTACGGCAAAACGGCTACTACTCACCCGAGCTAGTCGAACCCGAATTCAAGACCTATCGCGAAGCCAAAGCATACGCTCAACAGCTACTCGGCTGGATAACAGAGGAGGTCAGCTAAACGAGAGCGGCGGATGGGAGATCAGCTTCCATCCGCTGCGCCTTCCCACCAATCGAATAACCACGGAGGTCACCAGCTTTAACCATCTCCCAAGCCCACGGTTCCCAAATCACACCCATGAAAGGAGTATCAGCAGGAAACGCATACTTAGTAATGCCTTCACCCGGAACCGCCAACGCAGTTTCAATCGGCATCGGCCACGTCAACATTTCAACCATCTCACCAGCAGGTTTCTCTGAGTGCTGAAGATAGATCGTGCGATCACCAGCGCGCATCCAATCCCACAACGCTTTCTGCAAAGTCTCTTTGTCAGTGAACTCGCCGTGCGCGTCCTCAACACCGGGAACGTAAACAGGTGCGAGCGTGAATCGTTGCTCGTCAGCCTTAGCGACAGGAACTGAACCCGTCATCGCTTTCACCATGTCGAGTGACGCTTGGCGCGCTTCGAGTTCTTCTTCGATGATGTCGTGGCAGGTAACCATTCCATCCGTCACAACTTTTTGTGCGTGTAACGAGTCGTGCCAATCACCGAGTTCTTTATCGGTGGCGTAGTTCACACGTCGATCAGCGAACGATTCGATCTGAGCGAGACGCGCATCAGCTTGCTCTTTGGAGTTGTAGCAACCAAACGAACGCCCAGACTCTGAGTAAACGCAGAACTGACCATCCTCTTGACGAACCACTTTGCGAGTTGACACGCGATAGATCATCTGATCACGGTCATCGTCATCGTCCATTTCGACATCAACAACGATGTGCGTTTCGTCAGCGTGCTCCAACATGATTGCTTCTTTCATGTGGATCACTTCCATCAACGGCCCAAGCACAGGCGCGCATTCTGGATGATCAAGCATCAGGCGATACGCCATCAGCAGATGCGTCATCGCATCCTCGCCGTTAGCGGTGTTGCCATAATCTTTTTGTTCTTCGTAATAGCCGTAACCTTTTAACACTTCAGGTTCCTCATCTCTTGATGCGTCAGGATGTGTTCGCCGCCACGCAGCCAACACCTTACGTTTCACTCCCTCAACTGCTTCTTCTGGAAGCTGCACACGGTTACCGCGAAAACCGCCGGGACCGAGAGCAGCAAGAGCGCGCCCAACCTGAGCCGCTGTTTCTTTTTCTTCGAGACTGTCCCACAACCTGAGCTTCCACGTTGAAGGCTTCTCAGGATCAGGAACGTATGCGAATGCTTCCGCTGGGAAATCTTCGCCGTCCTCGCGTTTGGTTTCTTGCTTCTGAAACAAGCCGCTCAGAGATTTACGTGTGGACATGGGATGACCCTTCGGAAGTAAGTCAGTATCAAACTTACCTCCTGAGAAGCTGCCAGTACGAACAGCGCGCAAGAATGCGTTCACTCTCGCATACGCCCACTGATCAGCAGAGGTAACACCGGGACGCACCGAACCGGGATTCGTGTTGTATGCGCCGACGCCACGTCGAAACACCGCCGACAACATTCGGAGGTTCACTCGCTTCGATGCTGTGCCGCCGTGCTTCTCGTTGTGTTCTTCGACTTTGCGTTTCAGTCCTTCGGTGACTGACTGACTAAGTTGCTTTGCTAGTTCGTCACGTTTTCGTTCGGCCCAACGCATCGCGCGGTCCTCCTGTCCAGCGGCGATGTCGCCGCCCCAAGCAAGCCAAGCCCATTGCCCTGC